CTGAATACGGAGCCGGTACCGGCGCCCATTGCCCCGTCGCAGTGGATCGTGGGCAATCGCTTTCTTGACCAGGACGAACAGCACAACAATGCGCTGATCGTGTATTCCTACTTTTATTATAAGGGTTGGACATTTAATGCGATATGCGGTATCCTTGGCAACATGGTTCGGGAGTCTACCATCAACCCAGGTATCTGGGAGTCCCTTGTTGTTGACCCGTCTGTTGGCTATGGCCTTGTCGGCTGGACACCCTCAACGAATATCACGAACTGGCTGACCGCGAACGGGTACGCGATAGATGACGGGTACGGGCAATTAGAATGGCTTGACACGCAGCCGGGTATAAACGGCGACTGGATACCCCAGGGCGCGTACAGTGGTATCAGCTATGATGACTTTAAGACCACAACGACATTGACACCGGAAGAAGCGGCCGAGTGTTTCTGTATCAACTTTGAGCGACCCGGAGTTGTAGCGATGGAAGACCGCCGATACTGGGCACGGTATTATGCAGATTACCTTGCAGGCATGCCGACACTCAACCCGCCGTATATGCCGCCCTATGCGGACCGGCGTAAACTGAAGGGCCTGAAGGTCTGGCAGATGATAAGATATAAATAGAAAGAGGTGTAAAGATGGCAGTTAGATCAAAAGACGAGATTTTAGCGCTTATCAAGGAGCGCATCGGTGACGATACCTCAGATGATGCTATCAAGATCATGGAGGACGTTACCGACACATTAACAGATTACGAGACGCGTATTGCAGACTCCGGAGACTGGCAGGCTCGCTACGAGCAGAACGATGCAGAGTGGCGCAAAAAGTATATCGAGCGCTTTACGACCGGCGGTGAACCGCAGCCGGAACCTGCAGACGAACCGGAGGAATACGAAGAGACAGAGATTAAAACATTTGATGAATTATTTAAAGAGGAGGATTAAAAGATGCCTAGAAGAGTAGCAGTTTCGACGCTGAACGCGTCTACCATTGATATTTTAAATACGATCCGAGCAAACGCTTCTTATGAGTACCAGCAGCTTGTACCTGCTGTAACACAAGAGGCAGATATACCAAAAGTAGGCGAAGTCCTTTTTGGATATCCGGCGCTTGCCAACCAGTTTATCAATTCGCTGGTAAACCGTATCGCAGCCGTTCGTGTAAAGAGTGCTGTATTCAATAATGCATACGCACAGTATAAGAAAGGGTATCTCGAATTTGGTGAGACCGTCGAAGAGGTTTTTGTTAACATCACAAAAGCCCGTGAGTTTTCCGTGGAAAAGGCCGAGGCAAGAGAACTGAAAAGATCGCTCCCGGATGTGCGTACAGCTTTTCATGCTATGAACTGGCGCGTACAGTATCCCGTAACCATCCAGGACGAAGATTTAAGACTTGCTTTTCTGTCCATGGACGGCGTTCAGGACTTGATAGCACGCATCGTTGACGCGGTTTACACCGCGGCAGAATATGATGAATTTCTTCTTTTCAAATATCTCATTATCAAAAACGTTGCACGCGGTAAGCTCTACCCCGTAGCCGTTGATACAACTGACATTAAGAACGCTGCCGTTGCTTTCCGCGGAACTTCTAACAGACTTACCTTTATGAACACCGCATACAACGCTACCGGCGTTCATACCGTCACTCCGAAAGAAGACCAGTGCATTTTTATGAGCGCAGATTTTAATGCAAACTTTGATGTCAATGTGCTTGCCAGCGCTTTCAATATGGACCGCGCTGACTTTATGGGCCGTCTGTCCCTGATCGATGATTTCACGACTTTTGATAATGATCGTTTCAGTGAGATCATGGCCGGATCTGACCAGATCGAGACGGTCACCGATGAGGAGCTTGCACTTATGAGTGACGTTATCGGCGTGCTGGTCGATAGAGAGTGGTTCCAGGTATACGATAACAACGCCAAGTTTACCGAAAAATATGTTGCATCAGGTATGTATTGGAACTACTTCTATAACATCTGGAAGACGGTAAGCGTTTCCCCGTTCTCTAATGCTATCGTATTTGTAAAGAATACTGCGAATACCGCAGCTCCTGAAACCCTTACCTTTACTGTAGCCAGCAAGGACGTAAACGACGATAAGGCCGTATTTACTCTGGAGGAAAAGGCCGGTGATCCGAGCGTAGCGCATAGCGTAGTTAATTTTGTCCAGACTCAGGCAGCAGTACAGGCAGGTATTGCCATTCATAAATATGGTGCCGTTATCATGCCTGCAACGGGCGGCACTGTCACCCTGGAAGCTACGCTTGACGGCGTGACTTATACAGCAGCCGCAGCGCTTACCAGTGCAACAACAGTCGGCACAGATATCACATTCACCAAAGAGTAATGTTCTCTCTCCATTCTTTCATATAGGGGCGGTCTTTTACGGGCCGTCCCGTTTATAAAAAGAGGTGACCCGATATGATAGAATTAAATTTTTACCGTGATGAAAATAATGTATATTTTAACAATCCGAACGGCGTTACCACCACAAAGACTATTGAGGAATTTGAGGATTGGATGTCCGGAGAAGGCGGCAGCGGTGGCGATATCTCCGATTTAGAGGATCAATTAAATGATTTAAAGGAAGATTTAAATTACAATGCGAAAGTAATCAAAGATAACTTATCACAGACTTATGGTAAGAATTTGTTTAATCCGTTGTGGTTAGTTGCCAACGGAATTACAAACAAAAATGGTGAATCCTATGGAACGTCTAAAGCGTTTGTGGATAATATTGGCACGATTCCTTTTGTAATTCCAAGTGGCACACAGTTCACCGTATCATTTGACGCATACGTTGAGCCAGTTAGCGGAACAAGTGGAAGTGGGTTGGTTTTCAAAATCCTTCGTGCTGATGGCACAACCATATCACAGCAGATTGCGATTCCAAACAATACGTCTGAATGGACATCATTCCAGATGACACCAAATGTTAATTTTGGTGCAAATGGGATTGAGTTCGTAGTAAGTGCAAGACCGACCAATATTACACATATTCGCAATATTCAAATTGAGTATGGAAACGCAAAGACAACATATGAAAATCCTTTAACGGCAAGGGATAAAAAATCGGAAACCCGTCTTTCTTCTGCCGAGGAAAGCATTATAGAAATCGAGGAAAACCTCGAAACCATCAAAGACTCAATCACAACAGATGAACATACCAACTTGCTATATGGAAAGACTGTCGAGTTTGGAAAGTTTTGCGATCCATCAACAGGTGAAATCAGAACATTATACTTATATTCCGTGCTTGGCATAGAAATTCCTGAGGACGCTGTCACTCTGTATCCATACAATGAGAATGATGCTACCAATCACGCACTACGGAGCGTGGTATTCTATTCGTCCGCAGAAGTACAGGATACGACAACCTTTATATCTGGTGAGTCAGGTACAAGTGCAAGCGTGACAGGTGGTATCGCTGTACCGAGCAATGCGATATCGTGTGCTGTCTCTATTGGCAATCCTATAACTTCGCCAAACTACTACCTTTCTACAAAAAGGGGAGGGGATGTTGTTACATCATATTTGAAAGAGGATATACATGTAAAAACCGAGCAGATTGTAGATTTGCCAAAAGGTACAACCGATTTTCTTGCACAACTTCCAAACCGCAAACCGACATTTGCGTTCATTTTTGACGATGGCACAGACGGAGATGTTAATGTTAAATCTCTATTTGATAGTTATGGCTTTAAGTGCGGTTTTGCGTTACTAGGTTCAGCATCATATCTTGATGCAAACGGTAGGAGAGAGAGGTATCTGTCATATCAAGAGGACGGTTATGAGGTGTTATCTCACAGCGTTAATGCAACAGCGTTTAGTACAGTTACCGACCTTGCTACAGCAGAAAGCTACTTAAAAGACTCATTGTCTGTATTGAAGAACGCCGGATTTGATGTTAAAGGGTGGGTAACCCCATCAACGTGGCTTCTTACAAACCAGTTGCCTTTGGTCGAGAAATACTATCAATATGGTTATGGACATCTTCAAGGAACAACAGAGGGAACGGCATATCATCAGTTCATCGGTCATGATATTCGGCAGTTAGACAGGTGGGGACTTGAGGGAAATACAATAGAGCAAACGATGTCTAAAATTGACGAAGCAATTCAAAACAATGCTTACATGATTTTTTACGGTCATGCATATCCGTCAACAGAGAACAATATGACAGTTGAAAACATGGCAACGATTTTGACATACCTAAAAACAAAATCTGATAACGGTGAGATTATGGTTGGAACGCCAAACGAAACAATTAACAATTACTATGCGTTTAGGCATAGCGATTTGCTTGCTTTATATAACGCAATAAACGCATAAAGGAACTAACTTAAAGGGAACTTTAACACACTTGAGGGGGTGAATTATGTATATAGCACCAACCACAAATATAAGGCTGCTCACCGGTGTGCCACTCGATTCACACTATGAGAACACACTTTACTTTTCTTCTCTATCCGCGCAGGTTTCTTATTTCATCGGCAAGACAAAATATAACCTGGTCGAGCAGACCTTTAACCGCGTGACCAACGGCGTCAGCCGCGTGGGGCTGCCGGTCAATAGCCTTTATGATTGCAATTATATGATGTTCCAAAACACCGGTTTTGGTAACAAATGGTTTTTTGCCTTTATAGATTCTGTCGAATATGTAAATAATACTGTGTCAGAGGTGCATTTTACCATTGACGTTATGCAGACATGGTTTTTTGACTATACGTTAGAGCAGTGCTTTGTCGAGCGCTGCCATAGTGCGACAGATGCGATAGGTGATAACATTGTCCCGGAGCCGGTAGACCCCGGAGAGATGGTATATAATTCATACGGCCGGTTGGCTACCGGTGATAATGGACTGGTGAATTATGTTATCATTCTGGCCATCAATGACGTTTCCGGGAGCAATGCATTTGCCGGAAAGTATGACCTGATCCCGTCCGGGTCTGCGCTCTGGGCGTTTAACTCTGGTGATCTGCCGAGCGTTGAGGCAAAGATAAACGAATACATCCAGCGCCCGGATGCGGTAACGGCTCTATATGTTGCCCCGCAGAGGATACTAGGATGGTCACCTGTTGACGGCGGCGAAAACATATTAAACCATTACGGTGTTGACACACACAGTAAGCCGGTCGTATCTTTCACGCAGACGCTCCCGGAGGCTCACCGGGTGGGCAATAACTCGACCCTGAACGGGTATACGCCGAAAAATAAAAAGCTGCTGACATACCCGTTTAATTATCTTGAGGTTCTGACCGGCACCGGGTCCGCGCTTACACTGCGCTATGAATTTTTCGATGGTACACCGGCCTTTGATATCGGCGGCACGATCGCACAGCCGGTAAGCGTATCACTCCGGCCGGATAATTACAAGGGCACACCCTCCGGGCAGCACATGAGCGACGAACAGTTATCGCTTTCCGGCTATCCAATGGGGTCATGGCTCAATGATGCATATGAGGCGTGGGTAGCGCAGCAAAGTGTTCCGCTTGCCTTGTCCGCTGTCGGGTCTATCGGGTCCGGTTTCGTTTCCGGCCTTGCGACTGGTAATCTACCGGCTGCCGTTGTCGGTGCAGGAATGGCCGGGATCGGCGCGGTGACGAATGTTCTTTCGGAAAAATACCAGGCGTCCATAGCTGCCGACCAGTTCCACGGAACAAACAGCGGCGGCAATGTCAATTTTGCTCTGTCGTTTCTGGACTTCTACGCGGGGCGGCGGTCTGTCAATGCGCAGTTTGCGCGGATCATAGACGATTATTTCAGCATGTTCGGATACGCTCAAAAATGTATTATGATACCGCCGAAACATAACCGTGCCCAGTGGACTTATGTAAAAACAATAGGGTGCCAGGGGTCCGGGTCAGTGCCGAATGATGACGCCGTAGCAATTGATACCATATATAACAACGGCGTCCGGTTCTGGGCGGTTCCTGCTAATCTTGGCAATTATAGCCTGACCAACGGAACATTATAAAGGGAGGTGATATCTTGGGACGCAGACGAAAAACACAGTTTGGTGAAAGTGCAATGCTGAACAATCGGCAGTATGCTTATTATATACAGCGATTTACAGAATTAGCTATTTCTATGTTCGAGTGGAAAAATCTGCCGCCATCGGTTGACGCGCGGTTTTTGGAACTGACCTTATACACAGACGGGCAGGCGGTATTTTTCAACGATGAAGTAATGGGGCCGCTGGCGCTGCAAGTCCTGGTAAATGGGCCATTTAATGTATACCGCGTTCCGATCAGGCGCCGGGCGTATGCCGTGAACGGTTACCAGCGGCAGCTTGATATGACGGACTCTGTTATCATTTATAATAACCTTCTCCGGACTAATACCGAGCCGGATATGCGACTTTTTGCAAGACGGCTTTATGATCTGGACAGGACCATAGATGTCAATGCGCGGATGCAGAAAACACCGGCCGCAGTAAGGGCGACGGAGGAGCAGCGGCTTTCGATGCTCAATTATTATAAAGAGTTTGACGGGAATCAGCCTTATATCTTTACTGATAAAAATTTTGATTTAAGTGATATGCAGGTAATAGACCTTGGCGCCCCGTATGTCGGCGATAAGCTGTACCAGCTGAAAACGCAGCTTTGGAACGAGGCTTTGACATACCTTGGAATATCTAATCTGACTATCCAGAAAAAAGAGCGCGTGAATACGGACGAGGTAAGCCGCAGCATGGGCGGCACGATTGCAAGCCGCTATTCAAGGCTTGAGGCCAGGAGACAGGCCGCCAACGAGATCAATAAAATGTTTGGTC